GGTGGCCTGCTCAGTGGTGTTGCTGTTCTCCTTTGCCCTGTAGTAGCATCGGTAGCAGCAGACATCAAGGGGTATCAGCGTTTCGTCGCCCGTCACAGGGTCAATATAGTGGTAGTAGTTGTCGTCGTCCAAAGGAACTTTTGTCTGCGAACCCTCGGGGTAGTAACCCATCTTTACGACATGGCTAACCTTCTGACCTGCCGAACTGGCAATGCGCCCGCCGTGGGAGTGTTCGTATTCGCGAACCTCCACCGTGTCAAAGTAGGCCTTCATGCGGACATAAAGGTTATCGGTTTCCAAGTACGTCTTGCCGTCCGCGTTTCTGCGGAAGATACCACCAGAGCCTAACAAGCCACTTACATACTGATTACCGACCTGTAGCCCTTTGAGCAGTCGCAGGAAGCCTTGTGCCGTATCGTTCTTTTGCTTGGAAAGGAATAATGACGAGCCATAGTTGTCAATAATAGCTTGCACGGCAGAACGGGAAAATCCAGAAGAACCAGTATTGCCTGCACCTGCGGAGATAAAGGTATCGACTTTTTCTTCCAACTGCTGACGGTTGCCTTTAATTACTTCGTTGCCGACTGTTATCTCTTGTTCAAAAGCATAGTCGAGCTTTGTAACGAGTTTAAGCACGCGAGTAGTCAGCTCAAATGCGCCGTTCTTATACAATACGGGCTGTCCGATGTAAATTGCAGGATTCTGCGGATTGAACTCCGAGTGTGTCCTGTTGTATTCTTCAAAGGCTACGGGGTTACTCCTAAACGTATAGTTATTGGTGTCCTTGTAGAGATTGCTTATGTAGTCCTTTGTTTCTTTTTCCAAGTCACCTTGTGCTACCGTTTCTGCGGAATCCGCCATTACGATGTTATACATGCTAACCTTGTTAGCAAGCAAAGAAGGCTGCGAATCATCCGTCGGGTCGCCTTTTGGGATAAGTCCGCTTGTCGTTGTAGTAGGCAGTATGTAGTCGCTCGATTGCTGGAAGATAATCTCATAGTCGCCTGCTTGCACATTAACGTCGCGGTTGTTAATATCGTCATGTACGACGGAAGCCTGCGTATGATACTCAATTTCGAAGCCGTAATGTCCGTTTCCGTCGCCGTCGCCTCGTCCCGCCAACGGGCAGTCGTTAGCACCATTTTCTTTGTTGGGTTGGAAAGCAATAATGGGCTTTTTGCCGTCGATAATATTGGTTGTACCGTCGCGGTGTGCCAAAGGAATGTTATTATCCACCGTACCGCTAACGAACACAAACTGCGCGTTTGTCTGTACGCCAGCAAGGAAAGCTGTTAATGCCGTTGGGTTGTTCTCATAACGTTCGTCGTCCTTGTCCGATACTTCGCAGTGCACCTCGCATTTTCCGCCCGTACCTTGCACTATCCAACATTTACAATCGTTTTCAGCAATAGAAAGACGCACAATAAAGCAGCTTATAGCGCCGTTATACGCATTTTTGAAGTAGCTTGTGTCATAATCAAGGTCGGTCAAAAAAACAGCACCAGTGGCAGTTTTATTGAGTACGGAAGTAATGTTGGCAAAACACGTTGCAAGTACTTTGTAATCTCTCCAACCGATGGGCAGGTATGGTCTTTCGTCTGCCGTCGGGTCTGGGTATGCCAAACGCACATACCAAACGGCATATTTCTTATAGACGGGATTCCCGTTGTTATCGTAATGGTCTACGACTTTCTGCTTATCGCCGTTGCCGTCGTCCTCTTCAAGGTAACGTTCAACATAACGAGGGCTATAGACGTAAAGTGGCAATTGCGGATAGACTTCTTCAAAGACAAGCGGCTTTACAAAGGCACGCTCTCCAAAGGCATCGAACTGCGTCTTATTGTAGACGATAAGGTGTCCTTGCAGGTCAAACTCACCAAAGGAGTATATAGTTCCGTCGGGATATTTGTTGTTATCATATCCAAGAAGTGAGAGGCGGACATTTGCCTGCACGTTCTCGCCACTGGCAGCACGACGGGTAATATTTCGCGTAGAACCTTGTGGCTTGTATGCGTTCCAGTAACCTTCGCGTGAATTTCTCACGGACGGAACTTGTATATCCGTGCCGACTGTAAGCTGACGAGTGCCTATGTTGTGGTCTACTGTGATATGTCCGAAATAGAGGGTATGGTAGAGCCAATCAATATGCCATTCACACTCTAACTGATTGGCAAGGTTTGTTAGTCCCGACAATATATCGACGGAACTAAACTGAATGGTTACGACTTCATCAAATGTTCCTTGTACATTTGCAACAAAAGCGTTACCTTGCTGCTCGCTGCGATTGAATACGGCATTTATCTGATTGCAGAACATCGTGAGCAAGTCGGCAACAAAGCCCGTAAAAGGCCAGTCCATGAGCTGTATGCTGTTGCCGTCGGTGTCCGTGCTGTTAATAACAAACGGCACTTTACTCAGATACATTTTCGGGTGATGGAATTGCGGCTCGTAGACGTATTCGGCAGTGGATTTCTGTTCGGGCTTGTAAGGCTCTAACAAAGAATAGTGTACTCCGTCGGAATACGGAATGATATAAGCGTCTACGGGGAGCTCCAACAAAGTTGCATCTCGCCAAGAGAGCTTAACAAAGTCGGACTTCATCATTTCCTCTTCGTGTTCGGCGGACTTGGTAATAAAGGGCGTTGCAATTACTGCTCCGCTCTTGTTGTATATGGTTATCTGATGCGCTTCTGCCATTTTATTTTTTGCTCTACTGTTATACGACGGTAACCCTATCCAAAGGGTTGGGTTCTATTAAACTGAGTGTAAAGGTAGCACGATTATTCCTATATTCTTGCTTTGGCTGAATATCGGAATAAACAAGTTTAAATATTCGGGCATACGACGGAATCTTTAACCAAAACAGACCGCCGTTTGCTATTTTATTGGTAAAAGCTTCGTACTTTGTAACAAAGTCCGCCTTACTGCTTGCTTCCATGAGAATGTCCAGTGATACGCTTCTTTCCGAACGCTTGGCATAGGTTGCGGAGGCAAGGTACTGTGTTCCGTTCGTTAGGCGGCTTTCGTTGGTAACGTAGCTCTTTCCCCGTGAAGTGTTAATGAGTTTGAGGTAAGAGCCTTTAAAAAACGACACGCCATAGGTATCGAATATATCAACGTATGCCGAATCTTGTTCCGTTGCAAGCTTTATAAATGCACTATTCTTCATAAGCTGTATTGTTTTTTTTATTGTTGTTCCACCAATTTTCTTACGCGAACGATTTCATCCCGTACCTCTGGCAGGACTCGGGTGTTTTCGCTAATCTGCGCAAGGTGTGAGTTCATGCTGCCTTGCGTTTCAATCATTACTTGCACACCTTCGCGAATATCTACCACCTGTGCGCCAATCTGCTGAACGCCAGCATCAATATTTCCCATGATACCCGTCTGCTCTACCGTTTCATTAAGCGTCCGTTCGAGGATAATGGTATGTCCGAGCATAATACCCTCTATTGCGTCGGCTTGGTCGTAAGAGATATTCTGAATGGAATTGCCCGTCGCCGTCTGCTGGTATTCGGAAGTGGTATTGATAATACCCATCTCCTTTAAACGGTTTATTTCGTCAACGCCTTGCTTCAAAATCTCATCATATTTTTCTTTTGCGTCTTTGAGGTTTTTCTGATATATCTTTACATCGTCGCTATAAGCCTTTGCAAGGTAGTTTTCGTACCAATCTTCAAGGGCTTTCTGTTGTTTTGCGCCAACGATATTGTTTACGACCATCCTATTTACCATTTTTTGCCAGTTGTCGGCAATCTCTTTAAAGACATCTTTTGAGCCGTCGGCAAGGTTGTAAAGAGATTTGAGATAGTCGTCAAAGACATTTTCTTTTGTGGTGGTCGTTAGTCGTTCATTGAGGGTATCAATAGACTTCTGAACTTCGTCGTAGCTATCTGCCCAACGTTTAATCCAATCAGCAATAGCTCCTTCGTCATAGCTGTTGGTACGCATAAGTTCGTTCCAGATATCGACCATGCTGGAGTTCTCGCGAAGGTCATGCAATATCTTTGCTCCTTTACCATCTTCTAACGTTGAGATATAGTTAAAGAAATCTTGCCACGATGTGCCTTGGAAATTTAGACCATATTGTTGCTTTAAGCGCTCAACGTAACCGCCTGCACCTTCACCGCCGTTCTTGTTTCTGTGCCACCATGCGGAATTTGCGCCACCATAGCGGTCGTTTCCTGCTGCCTGTAAGCCCGCATTATATTGTTGCTGTGAAGATTGCAAGTATTGCTTTAATTCTTCAAAAGTACTAATAGCCGTTGCACCATAGCTACTGCTTAACTTATCAGAAATCTTTGCTACGCGGTCATTAATAAGCTGTAACTGACTATTGGCTTCCTTTTGGATTTTAACCATTTCTTCGTGGTTATCAAGGTTGCCGACAAAGATAGACGCAAAACCTTTACCAAGTCCTGCTATGCCGTCTATAATGCCGTTTATTGCACCAAAGACATCACCACTTGCAAGGCTCTGTATAGCGGACATAAAACCATTTACACCATCGGCAAATCCGTGTACCGCATTACCAAAGTCTGTACCAGCAAGTCCAATCTTGTCGGTAAACTCCGCCATGCTGTTGATGTTATCCTGTGCTAACTTAGCATAGCCAATAAAGCCACCGCCGTTACTTTCCGCCGCGGTGGTAAAAATGCTCTTTAATGCCGAACCAAAGTTTTGGTCTTTTGAACCTTTGCCCGTTAATTTGGAAAGCATATCATTAAGATATTTTCCTTGCTGTTGGGCAGCGGTAAGTTCCTCTTGTGCTTTGGTAAGGTCGTTTGTTGCAATCTTATTATTATCAAATGCCGTTTTAAGTTGTTCTGCGGAATCGCCTACAACTTTTAGCTTCCCAACAAGTTCTGTACCGCTTCCATAACCAAGTTCTTCTTTGGTAAGGGTTCTTCCGAGTGCGCCCTGTGCAATATTTTGAAGATTAAACTGGGACATCGTTTGTTTAGCAGAGGCATTTGAATAATTCTTCTGCGCCCTCGCAATATCTTCTTCCGAACTCTTTATCTCGTTTAACAACCGCTGACGCTCTTTGAGTGCAGGTATCATCGAAGTCCACATATTGTCGGACAAGCGGTTGTCGATTTCCAACAACTTTTCGGAAAGCACCTTTGCGTTTTCGGGTGTTATATCTTTATCGTTTAGTGCTTTCTTTAATTTTGTTTTTAAATCTTCCAGTGCAGCATTAGATAGTTTGTCGAGGTCGTTAAAGATTGCTTCCCAGTTAATGGAGTTCTTTATCTTTTGCATATCCAACGACGCAAGCTCGTCTTCCAACTGCTTTCTTAACTTAGCAACTTCACCAGCATAGCCTTGTGCTTCCGCGTTAGCAATATCCTTATTATACTTTTCGGTAATAGCCTTACGCTTTTCTTGCATACTGCCGTACTGAATAAGATAATCTTGCATAGCTTGCACTTGCTTTTGCGTTTCATCGTTCTGCTGACGTTGTACGGCAAGCTTCTTAAGGCTCTCATACTGCGCATTAATAGCGTCGATAGCTGTCTTATCGACTTCATCTTCACTCCACTGCTTGGACTTACCGCCTCGCGCCTTAATAATCTTTTCCTGTGCTTCAAACTCCGCTTTCTGACGGGTGCGTTCGGCTTCGATAGCTGCTTTGCGCTGCTCGTCCAGTTGCTCGAGTTCTTTTTCAAAAGCACGATTCTTTTCGGCAAGTACTTTTTCCGCGCCGTCTTTCATTGCCGCAATCTTTGCGTCTGTTACGGCTTGTTCTATCTTTTCCTCTGCTTTTGCTCGAGCATAAGAATTTTTACGTACAGTTTCTTCCCAATTAGTTGTAGCTTCTTGTACTGCTGTATCTTTTTTATTTGCTTGCTTTCCTTCATTTTCCATTTTACGAAGGTTAGCTTGTTGCATACGAACAAGCATACGGGTAGATGCAGCTTGCTGAGCTTGCAACTGGTAAATAGCACCTTGTGCTTCACGTTCTTGCGCTAATTGCTCTAAAGACGCTGTGTGTAATTTGTTACGACGCGCTTGTATTTCGTAAAGTTTTTCTTGTGCTTCAATCTGAGGCTTATACCTCTCTTTTAGCATTTGCTTTACTTTTTCTATTTGAGCGTCTTTTTCTTTGCCTGTAAGCATGTATATTTTTTCACGCTCTTTGGCAATATCTATATCTAAGAGCTTTTCGTCGCGCTTTGCTTCCGAAAGTTGCTTTTGTGCTTCAATCTGTTGTTTTGCAAGCTGCGCAGATTCTTGTGCTTTTTTTAGTTGCTGTGAAAAATAAGCAGTTAAATCAACATCTCTTGTCTTATCCCATACGTCTTGACTAACTTCTCCTACACTTTTTACAAGGTTTATAACGCCATTATAAGCGTTCTGAATAGTGTTAGCAACAGCTTCACCAGCAGCAGTAAACGTTCTTTCCGCGTTTTTAAAACTCTCGGTAGCTTTATCTAAGTAATGATGAAAATCTTCCCAGCTATCACTTTTAATTGCTGCCATAGAATAAACCACACCGCTTATTGCGCTTCCAAGCGATTGTAAAAGATTTATAATAACCTTGATAGGTTCTATAACCATTTTAACAAGGTTTACGCCAAAAGCGTGGACTGCGGTTTGAGGGTCGGTAAATGCTTTAAACAAATATTTGCCGATTTTTACCGCAACGTCCATTAATGAAGACATAAGACTGCTAAGGTATGCCGTAATTTGCGCAAATGCCGTTTGTCCTTCCGCGCTTTTTTTAAACCATGCAAACAAAGCTTGTAAAACAAGAACGATACCGCTTAATACCGCACCTATTGGTGTTGCTGCCATAGCAAATAACGCCCTTGTCATTGCCATTACTCCGCCTGTTGCCGCAGTAAGTGGTGCAAGCAATCCGCCAAGGGCGGTTTTCATATTAGATAAAGACGCTTGAAATTTTCCTCCGCCAGTAAGGAAATCGACCAACTTCTCTTTCCATTTGGCGAGAACACTGCCTGCACTGTTCGGCATTTGGTCAAGCTCTTGGTTTGCATCAGCTATTTGGTTTTTAAGCCTTTGTATTTGTTCTTCAAGCTCTTTAACCTTTTTGCTATCTTCATCAAAATTAGACTTGCCCGCAAGTTTACTATACTCTGCTTCGCATTGACCTAATTCTTGTGTAAGACCGCGTATCTTATCTTTTAATTCGCCAACATAAGACCATTGCTCTTTAAAATTATGAGCCATAGTAACAAGTTTGTTTTGCTCACCCTCGTTACCTGTTGTAGCCTCTTTTTTTGCTTCTTTTAATTCGTCTTTAAGTTTGATAACGGCTTCTCTTGCTTCAAGGATTCTTTGAAGCTCTCCTTGCGAGATAACACCGCTGTTTACTTGTTCGGCAACCTTATGCTCCGCCCATAAGGTAGATAATTTGCCCGATTTTTCGGACAAACCAAGCATGTTTCTATATTTTTCTTCTGCCTTAGCAAGCGCGTCGGTAAGCTCTTCTACTCGCGTCTTTTCTGCTTTGACCGATTTTTCAGTAGCTTGTTCCGCTTTTTCTGTTGCTTGTGCCTTTTTATTTATTGCTTCGCTTTGCTCGTTAACTGCTTGTGCTTTGCTTTTCTCCAAAGAAAGGTCAAAATCTTTTCTGTCTAAGCCATAGTTTGCGTAATTATCAATAGCACGCATCGCCTCGCTCTGAGCCGCAAGAATTTTGTCGGAAGCTGCACCAGCATCTCGTAAATCATGGAATTTTTGTACGAGCTGAGTAACGACTTTAAGCGCTTCCTCTTTTGAAGAAACAAACACCTCATTTGCGTTTGCCGCTTCCACAGTCATTTCTTTTGCTTGTTTGACTGCTTGTGTTTCTTTTTCTATTTCAACAGCGTTTTTAGTATGTGCGCCAGCTTCCGCGGTTGTTGTAGTAGCTGTTAAGCCGTGTGCTGTCGCATTTGCAAGAACGGCAGCATCGGCAACACCATACAACTGAACAAGACTGTTATAGCCCGCTTCCATTTTTTGGATAGTAACAGCCTGTGCTTCATAAGCACGAGTATTACTATTAATCTGCTGTTCTATTCCAGAGATATTTCTTTTGAGTTGGCTGTAAGCATCTGTACCCTCTTTGACCGTTTTGAGCTTTTCGTTCATTTTAGCAAGCTCGCTTTCCAAACGTGCCGTCGCTTGCGCAGTTGCATCTGCTTCGTTCTTTGCTTGTCTAAGTGCATCTGGATAACCCGTCATTGCCGCTCTTACTTCGGCAATAGCTTGCGAATAAACGTCCATAGCGCGTTTCTGCTTGGTAGCTGCATCGTCGGTAGAGCTTGCTATCTCTCTCATAGCTTCGCTCATGCGCTTGCTAAGAACGTCGGTTTTTACGCCAATCTTATCGAGGTTGTCGATAATCTCGGTTATAGCGCGGTCAATGTCGCTAATATCCATGTGGGAAGCAATGCCCAGTATTTCTTCTGCCATATCTCTATTAATTTTGCGATTTTATCGCAAAGATAAGGCATTATACGGCATTTCGCGTCTTTGCGGTTAGAAGCGAGTAAACAAGTAAAAAATAAGCATCTACGGCAACTTGTTTACTACGTTGCCGCTACACTCTTTCATTATTAATATATAAACGGTAATTTTGCGTCGTAATGCTGTTGTCGGGTTTTATTTAAAACCCCTCGGCATTATTCTTAAAAGTTGCATCACTAACTCCAATAGAATTGCCTCCCAATGAGGTTGCCGAGGGGCTGTTATGTCCTTGCTACTCGTCGGAAGGCAGATAATTCTATTTGTTAGTGATGCGGGTGCAAATTTAGTAATTTAATTCGATTTGCGCAAATGAAAAAGGTTTTATTTTTAAAATTGAACGCCGAAATGTTAAAACTAATGTCAAAATGTGGTCTACGCGAAGATGATTACAAGTATATCCGTGCTTACGAAGAATACCTCTATCTTCGCGAGGAAGGAGAAAAGGCTGATGTTATACGCATGGAATTGGCGGAAAAGTATCGGGTATCGGAAAGCACCTTAAAACGGGCTTTTAAGCGCTTGTCTGGCGAGGTCAAATGCTGACCTTGACAATATTACGTTTCCTTTGTTTTAAAGCGTTATAAGCACTAATTTTGCCCTTGTCATTTAGTGACACCAAGCAATTTTAGTATTAATCCTTTAAAACACTTATTTCTATGGAAATGAATGATTTGTTAATGATGCGTGGGCTTGACAAGGATGGTCTTTCTCCTTACGAGCAGTACAAAATCGGGTATCTCCAGCAGAAGCAGCACACGGGTGGCGTAGCCGTTTCGGGTCTTGTCCTCGGAACTGTCGGTACGGCAATCGGTATCGGTGCATGGCTGTTTGGTGGAATGTACAGCAACGCCAAGAGCAATCAGGCAAAAGAAGCCGCTATTGCTGCCAAAGAGATTGCCAACGTTCAGATTGCTGCATCGCAGCGTCAGATTGACCAGCTTACAAGTCTCTTTGCCGCAGAGCGTCAGGAGCGTATCGCTGGCGATGTCACTCTGACCAACACAGTCAATGACAGTGTACAGGGTTCACAGCAGGGTACATTGACAGCACAGCAAGCCGCAGAGCTGTCTGCCGTTAATTCCGTGATGCAACAGACCTATTCGGACTTCGTAACAGGTCGTGCTTCGCTCAATCCAACCCCAGTTTCGCTCTACAGCAGCCCACAGCCTTGCGGCTGCCCTGCAACTGGTTGCGGTTGTAACGGCTAAACAAGAAGGAAGGAATCTGCTTAATGTGTATGAAAGTATACAAACAAGCAGATTCCAACCTGCTTAAAATCTAACACGGCAAATGAAATGGTTTACCAATAAAAAGGAGAAATTAAAAATGGTACAGGCGATACGACCAACGAGTAAGGCAACACTTAAGATTCAGTGCCTTTTTGCGTGCAAAGGAGATATAGACGAAAGCAACAAGCTCTACGATTACTTTGCAAAAGATATGCCCGAGTTGCCAGACTATGACCCCGTACAGCCTACATGGGTTGATAATACCAAAGGCACGGTCAATGGTCTTATGGAATGGTTTAAGGAAAACCAAGACACTTTGGCAAAAGGTTATGAATTTATCCGAAATATCGTTCAGAACAGGCAGCTGCCACCCGTAGGTACGGAAGAGCCTTTACCAAGTATTAACGAATAACACGGCAAAGTAAATGGAACAGGAAATAAGAGCTATTACTTTCAATATCTACGCAAATAGTGACGAAGAAGCAGAGAGAGGTCGCAAGGCTATCATTCAATTTATCAACATCATGGGTCAGCACGGAGCAAAGGTTTCGGGTAGCAAACTTGCCGAAGCCGTTGGAAAACTCAAGAGCAGCCCGTATGTAACAAGTCAGATTATACGATTCTTTAAACAATAAAACAACCTATGGAAAAGCAAAATCAACAACAGTTTAAGTGTTCGGGCAACTGCTTACAATGTCTGCCTGCACAGAGAGCGTATTGTGCCAGTCAGCACGCCTACTCAAATATGAAAGTGTTAGACACCATGATGGGTATCGTTATTGAACTCAAAGACGACCTCAAAATGCTGTCCGATAAGATAGATGCTATACAAAACAATGAAGCATCCATTTTTGACCCAAACGCACAGGAAGGGGACGGTGCAAAATCAATAGAGCCCCAAGATAACTCACTTTAAAACTTTTATGTATTATGGCTTGTAACTGTAACAATGGCAAAACGTTCGTGGTGAGCCTCACGACGATTTCTGGTGGCACTGCTGCCAATGCCAACTACCTTTTGGCTCTCGACCACTATACTTGTGGTAATCGTAAACTATGCACACAGGAAGTATTTCCCGTAACTGCCGACCTCAAAGCAACGGCACTCGGTTCGCCCGTTGATGTTGGTAACGGGACATTCTGTCAAGAAGTGCTTATAAGCGGTTCTTGCACCTATATGCCGTTTGTTTGCGGCTGTCAGTGCAATGTTTGTCCGCGCACAGAAAATATCTATTGTGTAATCTGTGTTCCTTGCTCTTCTAATGCTACACCGACACTAACGATAGGCAATTCCGTTGCCAGTCCTACAAACGTCCAGCCTTGTAGCAATGTAACAAACGCTATTGCCATTACTACGACGCTTAACGTGGCTACTGCTTAGGTAAGACAAGGTAAGACAAGATGTAAGACTATGTGGATAGATATTGCGAGTATAGTGTTCGTATGTGTGACTATGAATCATCTTGGTTTAGTAAAAGCCATAGAGGATAAGATTGGTTATGAGCTGCCCGTATTCGACTGTGTAAAATGCTCGTCGTTTTGGTGTGTTCTCGTTTATACCACCATTTTATTGCACCATATTATAGCACCACTCGCAATATCTTTCCTTGCCAGCTATCTTGCTATTTGGTTGGAATTATTAGAAGGATATATTGACACTATTTACATAAGGCTTTATGAGAAGATTTTTTCAGACGCAGATAACGACACGATTGCCACAGATAGCCTCTAAGGTTATTCCGCAAGCTCCGTGTCCGACGTGCACTAAACGCACAAAAACGAAACGCGGTAAGATAAAATAAAAAGAGAGCCGCTTGGCAGCTCTCTATAGTATAAGTATGAAGAAACCAGACAAAGGGCTAAAGTGGTTGCAGGGGAAGGATTCGAACCTCCGAACTTTGGGATATGAGCCCAACGTGATACCAGCTTCACCACCCTACGTTATTGATTGTAAGCGAGTGCAAAGTTAATAATTAATTATGATATAACCAAATGTTTTAATAAAAAAAGATTATCAATTATGACACAAGAAGAAATGAAAAATGAGTTTACAGCCCTCTATAATATGATGGCAAGCTCACAGGAAGTAGCCTTTATGCGCACCTTTGGCAATGTGCATAAAGAAATGATGGACTGGTTTATCGCAAACAAGCCCGAAGTAGCGCAAGAATGGATAGAGAAGTTGGAGAGCATACGCTGGAAGAATTATCTCACCCCAAAGGAAGCGGAAAAGATTGTTGCTGGCATGACACCAAAAGCACCGTGGTCGCGTGAACAATGGAAACAAGCAATGGAACAAAGTGGTTTTGATTTGGAATGTGAGCCGTACTATAATCGTTGCGCTTTATGGGTTACTATGAATATGCTCATGTCGGATTCCTCGGAAACCATGAGCAAGTATGTTGATAGTGCAAATCTCTTTAGCCTTGTCCATGACCTTGCCGTAGACAAACTCATGGATAAAGATAAGGTATTTAATATCCGTCGCTATTTTAACGTATGACCTTAGACGAGTACAAGCAGTTAAGGTTGCTGGAAGAGATTAACAGGAAGGTGTCGCGACGGTCATGGTTTTCCGACCTCTCTTCTAACATCGTTGGCAATGCCATTTGGGATGGCTTTGTGTGGCTTGGCTCTCGTCTTATTAAAAAGTTGTAGCCAGCAGTTTGCCGTGTTGGCAGGGCGGTACGCAAAATGCCGCCCTTTAACGCATTTGTTTTGTGTTGGGTATATAATTATACGGAAACGCGGTAAAACGGCGTTAAAACAAAAATAAAGGCGTTTTTCGCGCCTTTATTTGTATTGTGTGCCTGTGTGTTAGTTATGCTGCCTGTGGAATGGCTGGGTTTTTTAACTCTTCTTTTATCTTATAGGTTGCTTCTTGTAAGGCGTCCATGCTCTTGACTACACCATGCAAATACTCACGCAGGGCAGGAATAACTACTGTGTCGCTGGCAAATTTTGCCATGCCTACCAAATAGATAACCCTGTTGCTGTCGTTAACCATATCGAAGGAACCCATCGTACCGTAGTTCATTTCCCACTCATACTTATATTTAACACCGTCCTTTGTATAATCCCAGCCTTTACCAAAGCTAACTGTGAACTCATGCCCGAAAAGACCATTAGCGGTGCCGTCCTCGCGATAGCTTTCCACCAAACCTATCTCCATGTTACCTTCGCTAAAGCGTGTAACATCAAAACCTTCGCCTAACAGGTTCTTAACGACTGTGCGGGTGTACTGGAAGGCGCTATTGCGGATTTCCACATACTGCTTACGAAGTTGCTCGAGCTGTGCTTCTCTTTCGGTTTTCCATGCGTTGCCTTCCTCGGTAGCAAACCAAGCCTCTCTTGCCTCTCTCTTTGCCTTGTCGGCAATAGCGGTCTGAACAGCCTTAATCTTGGTTTCCAGTTGTTCGCACTTAAACTCTCGGGTAAGCCACCAAGTCTGATGCTCCTTGATGTCTGCCTTAAACTCTGTTCCGTCGAACTGCTTCTTTAACTCTACGTACTCGTTTGCGAGCTTTTCTTTCTTAGTCATTGTTGTATCTCCTATTATTAAATTAGTAATTAAATTTGACACTCCAAAATTAAGAAAAGTATTTTATAGAAACAATCTTTTAGAGATGTTTTTAAACGATTTTAAATAAAATATACGGACATTTAAAGCTATTTAAGGCTTTTTGTCGAGAATAAGGCGGATTTTAGCCTTTATTTTCTCTATGCTGCGGGCATCATGGTTTGAAAGGCGCACGACATGATACCCCATGCGCCAAATCCCGCTACTTCTGTTGCCGTCCAGCCTGCGTTGATTACGGGTGTAATGATAACCGCCGTCTAACTCAAACACCGTCTTTAATTCTGGGATATATAAATCCGCAAAATAAACGCGCTTGCCTGTGTAGATAGGTTGCTGACGTATAACTTTATACCCCATACGGCATAACGCGGTGTAAACCGTTTTTTCTGCGTCTGAGGACGTAGAAAGCAAATCGGCGCGTCGTTGTCTTATCCAGCGTTCAGAAACATTTCCGTTCGAGCGTTTCTTCGCTGGCGCGTTCTTCTTTAACGCGACACGTTGCATAGGGCTTTTCTTCGAATCCTTCAACGTAGACGCTATACTCTTCGTATTCTTCATTTGGTTGCTCCATATTCTTATATATCGCTAAAGACTTTTATATATTCGCAAGCAAAGTCTATTGCCTTACCAAGTTCTGTTGGGTTAGGCATCTTATAGATTGCTGGCACATGGTCGTCGCGCCTGCATCTGTTTGCCTGCCGTAAGACGGCAACGTAGTGACGCATCTGCTCCTTGCTTATAAATTTCTTTTTTATATTGCAAAGATATTCGCACTGCCGTATCTCCGCAAACTGGAAAGGACAGCCGCCGTAGCCGTAAGTGTCCTCTGCATAAAACCAGCAACAGCAGCCGCAAAATTGCTCTTCTTTCTTTTTGCTCATAGTTTTCTTTTTATCTTATCTATATCTATAAACTTTGCGTACCTATCATTCCACGTGCCATAATATTACTTTTTTAGATTATTTTCATAGACACTGCCAATAACTTCTATCTCGGTTTCGTAAGGTATAGGACTATAGCAATCTTCGTCGCCTTCGTCCATAAGAAAACCTGCATACTTTTTGTGCCAAAGGACAGTAGCGTTAAAAAGGTGCTTGCCATTGTATTTTACGGACAATATATCTCCTTCGAAGATATCTTTATGATTTAGGTCTTTTAAACCAGAATCCAAACCAACACTTTCGGGGTCTACTTCATAGCCTCCGACCATAACGCGGGGTTCTAAGCCTTGCTTTGTTACTTTTTGGTTATGTACTAAATCTCCGTACACCCAGCCTTTGTTGCCAACGCAATCATAGCCTCTAAATAGATACTTTTTCATTATTTCTTTCTTTTTATTTTTACTAATGGTTCTGTTCCAACACTATTTGTGGGATTCTCGCTATCAACGGTAGCAATAGACGTATCGCCTCGGTCTACATAAAACTGATGACGCAAGACACGGTGTATATCAAAAAGTATATCCGCCGTATCGTCATAATGGATGCCGTTTAATGTGCTTGGCGGTAGACCCCAAAAACGTTTCTTTATCTGCTTACAGAATTGCTCGGCATCTTCGCGCATTGCATACCATCCGCCATCCCATTCCTTGTTCATTCCGTGACCGCCAACGGCTTCTTTGCAACGCTTCTCCCATGCTGCTTCAAAAAGGTCTTGGAACGCTCCGTCTTGCCCTTGTATGAGCCTTGAAAACTGGTCGCAGGCATAGGATAACAGCTTTGCTTGTCGCTCGGTAAGTTCCAGTGTATAGATGTGCTTGTTATCTTTCATCTTTAAAATCTATTGTAAGTGAGTTATCTTTCTTTTTGCGTGGATAAACCTTTCGCTCTGTTCTTTTTTGCGGGCAGATAAAAGAGCGACACGCTTCATAAACGCGCTTACTGCCTCTTCCGTCGCCTATGCACGCTTCTTCTATATGTTTCTGTATAGCACAGCGATACTTGGGGTAGGTGTCTGTTTTAGGGTTATAGAATACAGCTTTAACGCATTTTTCGCAGTTACGCTCTTGCCACATCATAAACTCCGTGCCGTTGGAGAATAACATATAAGAATTATCTTCTTTCATAACTATTTTAGTTTTGTTACTTTGCATTCTGCGTTATACTCTCTTAATGCTTCCAAGAACTTTTCTTTTGTCTTATAAACCTTATTGTCTATGCGGTAATGCCTGTAGCCTTTACGAAACGTTCCGTCGGCACGCTTGGGTACATGGTCGCAGAATCCCAGCCTGCCGTCTTTACTAATGTAAGTGCTTAGGTGTTCACTTTCCAATGCTAAGTGACAGACCATTTTAAAAGGCACTTTGGATAACTCTTCTTCTGTCATACTTTCTTCTTTTCAAAGTTTTCTTTACAACGTTTTGTAAGTAAATCCACATCTTCGTCCGTACAAACGCACTTTCCTTTAAACGACTGCTTTTTTCTCGGAGCAAACCAAATACACTGACCGCATCTATACATAGTGTTTACTAATTACTTTTTTGTTCGTTATCGTATATCTGAATGGTGATGCTTTTTTTGTTTGTCTTAATATTAAACATAAATTCGTCGCTGGCAGCAGCAAAGTTGGGCTGTTTCTCACTCCAGCACTCAAAGTAAAGGTTGTACGCAAGGCTAATGGATTCGTATAACGGCTTACTACTGCGATTGTCAAAGATAAGTTTCTTTGGCTTCATTATTTTAAGAATTTACATGGTAACTGTTTTATTTCTCCAAACAAATGGCAAATTTCTGGGCGCTGGTCGTAGATGTTGCACTTAAAATCTTTTCGTAAGAACGGACATTTATTATCCTTGTAGTTCGGTGCGGTAAACGCCACCATTGCGCCGTGCAAAGGTGCAATAAACAGCACGGGGTTTACTATCGCACTCGAGAAACGTTCCAATTCGTGGTTCTCAAAAGGAATGTTATAACAACAGCGTGCTTGGCATTTATGTAACTGGCATTTCATATTGTTTTTTCTTTTAAATAATCTACGACCAAATCCTGTACCACATTTTGAATGGTGTTGGCACGCATTGCTTCATGCCGAAGAAAACGCTTAAAGTCCTCTACTATCTCTTTGTCCGTTAAATTCTTTTTCATGCGCGGTTCTTTTTAATATAGTTCTTTTGCGACTGCTTCATGATGTCGATAATGAGGTTTTGGAGTTTTTCCAGCACAAAATCCTCGCTTTCGTTGTCGCGGATAAACAAAGGATGCCAGATGTATTTAACCTTCTTATAAAACTCATCGTCTTTCTCTTTGCCTTGCGACACTTTGATAGCAATGCGGTTTGCTGGGATATAAACGTCGGCAACGACATTGCGACTTTTGTTTACGTACTCACGGCAGTAGTAAATCCGCTCGGTCTTTAAAAAATCCGTAAGGACTTTTAATTTGGTTTTTTGTTCGTTTGTCATAATACTTATACTTTTATATAAAAAATTAAATTTTACTACTGTAAGACCTTTGTGGAGCATACGAGAGTTTTTCAGGGCTTTTGTACCCTTCGAACTCCCAATGCGAGCTTACTGACTGTTGAGCCTATTAGCATCGCACACGACCTAAAGCAACATGCTACTCTTCGGCAGACGGTTTTAGCGGCTTTGTCGCCAGGCACAAGGGTTATCCGTCACAAGTTCCAACCTCTCCGCCATGTGCTGCCCCTTGCGGTTGTTTATAGTCCAATGATGCGGGGTCAAAACTCTCTAAAATGCCTTCTTACATCGGACTTGGGCAAAAAAATACCCCGAAAGCAGTACCACTTGCTTCCGAGGTTCTATTTTATGCCTTACGGCTTTTAGAAGTTCTTTTCTGCGCGACTGTGGTACTTATCGCTTTCGGGGTGCAAAGTTAATAGGTTTTTTGCGAACGAACGAAGAATTTCTCTTAAAAAACCTTTAATCTTTGAGAGAAAGTTATAAAAACTATTAAAATATTATATCTTTTTGCGAGAATATAATATTCTTTGAAAGATATTTATTAATTTTGGAGCGTAGAAAATAAAAATCAGATAAAAATTATATAATACATTATTAAAAAAAATAGGAGATACAGCAATGGAAAAAGACGTATTGAACCCCAAGAATTGGAATGCCGAGCAGTGGGAAGATGCTTTCACAGCAGGCGCACTGGCGAGCTTTATTTTCGCAGTAGTAATGACAATTATTTATGTTTTTCACTAATTTATAGGAGATACAACAATGAGAATTAATGATTTTGGCGCAATGCCACAGACAGAGAACGTAGTTGCTACCCCAGCAGTAGCAGAAGTAATTAACCCCAACCAGTTCTTCGATTTCGAAGCAGCAAAGGTTCAGCAGCTTACGCTTGACCAGTTAAAGCGCACGAATAAAGAGAACCGAGGCGATGACCGCAGTTGCCCTCACGGCATCTATCATTTCGCGCTCATTCAGCAAGTGCTTGATATGTGTGCTGAGCATGGTTATAACGCAGAGGTCTACGACTTGTTTGCCACTAACAACCGCGACAAGCAGACCCCAGGTGTTTCTTTGTACCCAGAGCTGGAAAAGAAGTACGGTGAGCGTGCCGTTGAAGCACACACACTGCGTCGCGTCTATGCCAATATCCGATTAAAGGACTTTGACACCCCAGAGCTTACCACAAACCTCGCTATTGCCTACACACAAAAAGGCATACAGGTTGGTTTTGGTCGTAACGTGAGAATTTGCCACAATCAAACTATGTTGGGTGCTGGTCGTTTCGTTAGCGACTATACCATTAATGGTAAGAGCGAGAAAATGGAATTGCAAGGCATCCTCAAAACTATTGGCGGATGGCTCACAGACGCAGAACACATTGTTATCCGCGACGACGAAACCATTGAGCGCATGAAGCAGTCAGTGCTCACGGCAGAGCAAATCTACGTTATCATCGGTATGCTCACAGCGTACCGCGTAATGAATGAAACGCAGAACAAGAAAATTCGTCGCGTTGGCATTATCCCTCTCAATCAGGCACAGATTGGTAAGTTTACCGAGAGCTTGCTGGTTAAGCAGAACGAAGAAGGTCGTATTACGGCATGGTCGTTGTACAACTGCGCGACAGACTTGTATAAGCCCGCCACAGCGGAAACGAACCTCATTCTTCCTCAGAACCTTGCTTTGGTGGAATTTATGCGCCAGCACGAAATCTTTGCGTAAACCGCACAAAAATAGTTGGGGTGGGTATTTATACACCCACCCCGATTAACAACGTTAAAACAAGTAAAAACCCTATTAAACGAAATAATTATGAAAGGAAATAGATGGACAGTAGAGCAAGAGATTGCACAAGCCGACCTTATTAACAATCTTAAAGGTTCTCTTGGAGAAGAAGGTGCGCAGATGGCACAGGAGTTTATTAGCATGGACAGAGAAGAGCAAGAGCGGTTACTTATTCTCATGGGTGCGAAGATTTTTTTCCATTGTGATTCGTTGGAGTTAATGGCTCTTCATATTGCATTAAAGAAGATTAACAAAGAGATGCCAGAAGAAGCCAAAGTATTACGCGCTATCCTTTGCACAGGCTTTGCAAAGATAAGAAAAGAAGAGAAAGAAGATTTTTAAGGCTATGGAAAAGAAATATGATTTTGAGAAAGTAGACCAACTTAGCACAGCGGTAATGTCTATTATGGTAAACTTGCTCGAAAAGAATAATCTAACAATAAGAGAAGCCTTACTTGTTATTGTCGGTGGATTGGGTAAGCTATTGCAAGTTGTTGCTTATGCTGCCAAAATGGAGAAAGAAAAAATCTTTACGACTGTAGCGGAAGGTCTTTTGACATACTTAAAAAAAGGCGGTGATGACCGTGTAGATATGGCAATTAGACTCATTAACGAATCTTTAAATGAGCAAGAAGATAATCTTAATTAATACAAACCCTTTTAATCAGTAAGTTATGGATATAGAAAATTTAAACATTGACATTGACCTTTTGAAGTTTGAAAACGCTGGTATTGTTTCTATTCAAGGTCGCGGAGAAGTAAAGAAGTGTGTGGTTATTCCTATTGAGGATAACGATATCTATGTTAGCGCCGACGAGCAGACGGGCAAGGCTAAAGCAGCCTATTTGCACCTTACAGCATGGAAGAGCAGAGAGGAAAAGTACGGTCGGACGCACTACATTACCCAGAACCTCTCAGAAGATTTTAAGGATGCGCACAAAGATGAAGAGCGTCGCCCTATCCTCGGCAACGGCAGTCCAGTACAGCCAAAAGGTAGCGCGGTACAAAACGTAGATGCTCCTTTTGCGCAATACGACGAAGCGCCCAATGATTTACCATTCTAAAAATTATTATTATGAAAGATGCTAATATTGTTTTATTTAAGCGTTTCCTTCGGCAGAACGGGCTTAACCAGCTCTTCGCAGGACTTTATAAGCAGTTCCGTTTTCCCGAATCTCCCGAAGATGTAGAGGAATATCTCGTTAAGGTTGATGCGCGGGACGTAATTATTAATGCCTTTAAGTTTCCGCAGAACCTTACAATGTTCGGCGCGGAGTATTGGCTTAATATTGCCGTAAAATGGGAGCAAACGATGCAAAATGCGGCTATAAGCGGAATGTATAGCCGTTACGAAGCTAACAAGGCAAGTTTTAAGTCTGCTCTGGAAAAGCCTCTTGCCAAGCCTTGCAACAAAGACCCTATGCGTAAGGAAGAGCCACAGCCTATTGAATCCGTTGTAAAGAATCCGCCAGCACCCGAGAAGCGCACAGGCGTTACCGAAGAGCAAGCGGTGGTAAACAACTTTGAGTTTATCGACTTTGGCAATGTAACCAAAGGACGCAAAAAACTTAACGCAAATATGCTCTCTGTTAATAGAAAGTCTAACTGCGCTTGCGTCACGCTCAACCAAGAAATCTCGAAACAGGTTTGGGCTTCTGGGTTACAATACGCACACTTTAAACTGCTGGCGGACATAAATACTTTGGTGGTGGTGTTTAGTAACGATGAAACCCGAGGTTTGGCAATCCGTAAGAAATCGGAAAGCGGAAACCTTACAATTTCCAACAAGGCGCTGGTTGCTTACATATCAAAGGTCTTTGATTTAAAGAGCGAACTCGAGCACCTTCGCATTTCCAGCAACAAGGCAAACTCCAAGGAGTACTTAACATATCATATCACAAAATTTAAGTAAGATGAGAACAAAATCAGCAATTTGGTTCGTATGCAAGATTCGCTACGAAAAGACAATGGAAGATGGGTTACAGAAAAAGGTAACCGAACAGTACGTTATCGACGCTATTAGTTTTACAGAAGCGGAGGAGCGCATCACAAGAGAAATGTCATCGTACATAAGCGGTGAGTTTGATGTGCGTGACATTACTCTTGCTCCTTTCCGCGAAGTATTCTTTACGGACGACACGTCGGCAGACAGATGGTTTAAGGCAAAATTAACCTTTATTACCATTGACGAAAAGACGGAAAAAGAAAAGCGTACCAACGTAAACTACTTGGTACAGGCATCTTCTTTTAATGGTGCGGTAAAGAATATTGACGAAGTAATGGGTAGTACCATGATTGACTATCGCATTGCTTCCGTCGCGGAAACGCAGGTGTATGATGTTTTTGAATACAAAGCATCAGACAACGAAGAGTAGTACATTATTACGGCAGTACACCGCTTTTTGCGGGCGGTGTATTGCTTTTAAAAACTTAACAATGTTATGATATGGAAGAGGTAATAGAAAAATTGGTTAAGCAACGAGAGCAGATGCTACGCTTACGGAACGACAGCAGTCTGTTGCAAGGTATAACAATCCGCACATTGGCAGGCGATATCCGTATAGATAAAGCAGAAACGGCTCTTATGCTGTTAGACCATATTATTGACGATATACAGAAACAGATTAACTATCAGTTACGAGCATGAAAAAGGTAATACGACTTAGAAACAACGAAACAGGCGAGATTAGTTCTTACCCTACCCTTAGCAAGCTCTATGAGGAAAATTCCGATGTGTTGGGCATATCAAAGCCTGCTCTCTATAATGCAATGCACATGGGTAAGGGCTTTTGGGACAACAAAAGGTTTACTATCTATTACGAGAATATCGACCTCGGTTGCAAACAATGGTAAAAGAATATGAAAGATGTTAAATACTACAACAATACGCAGAAAGAGGCACTGGAATATACCTCAAAGGTTGTGGATTTTGGTGTTACGTTGATTCTCTATTCTGCCCTTAACGAAGTACTGAACGCGTATAACCTTTTACGGGAAAGCAAATATTTTGTCCATAACATTAAGCGACGGGCAAAGAATGTCTTGGAAATGCGGAACAAAAAAGTTAAGGAGCTTCGCGATATTGTTATGCACAAAGGCTTTGCCGAGGCGTACTGGGATGCTATTATTGATGCCTGCGAAAAGGACGTTGCCGATTTCCGTAAAACCATTAAAGAAGTGCTGGATGATAACAACGTTCCAGATTCTGATATGTTTTCACAGATAGAAACCACGCGAGTTCTCTTGGAAGCAGCAAAAATACAGTTCGAAGAAGTTATAAAGGCTTCCAACAGCAAATATCTTCCAAAAGGATTAAAGGATATGAAAGGGCTTAATCTCTTTAATACCTTTCGCGAGTTTTATATCGACAACTTGCATAAAGAATGGGAAGCTGTCTGCTCTCAGCTCTATAAGATAAACGGTACGGACGTGGACTTAAACAATGATAGCGTTACCACGCAGTTTAACGTTCTTGCCGATAAGTTTGCCAAAGGCTTATATATTGACGAGTGCTTAAAAGCGGCAGAACAGGAGTTCCCCGAATTTGCGGGCGCAAAAGTTGTAATAGAAGAAGATTAATTATGAAATACGACGAAATGGTTGCTATGATGGCAGCAAAGAAAAAAAACAGACCTCAAAGGCATCGTCATATAGAAGGTAATATACAGGAAGGCTTTGTTACATGGTTTCGGTATGCCTTTCCGCAATATATTATCTTTTCTGTGCCGAATGGTGGGACAAGAAATGCCCGTGAGGCGGTACAGCTAAAAAAAGAGGGTGCGCTTGCTGGTGTTTCAGACCTCGTAGTAGTCATAGAGCGTTTTGTGCTTTTTGTGGAAACAAAGACCAAGAACAATAAGCAGCAGGAATCCCAAAAGTTGTTCCAGCAAAATGTGGAGCGACTTGGGCATACCTACGTCGTATGTCATAATTCACAAGAGTTTCAGTTAGCGATACATCGTTTTATTAAAGAAAAGTTAGGAATATGATATTTAAATCGTTTAAAGAGTGGGCAGAAGCGTTAGCACATAGCGTAGTAATGGTTTTAAGCGGCTTATACTGCGTTTTATTCCTTTGCCTTATAATGGGTACGGTAAGCGTAATTTATTGCGTTATACGCAAAATAAACGCCTTTTTCCGACGAGAATTTGCCGCTGGGTGTATTGTGACGGCAATTATTGCTTGTCTGTTATTCGGCTGGGTGACTACTTTTGTAAAAGAACGTTACCAACGAGTACAAGCACAGCACGTTGCTGATTCTCTTGCTTACGACCTAAGCAAATTTACGCAAATGTACGACACCGCGGAATCTGTTGTTGTTAATAGAGATACCATAGTATATACTCGCAAATAGTCTTAAAATGTCTTAATTTTTCCGCTAAAAGTATTCTTTTTTGAAGTATTATTATTAATTTTGGAGCGTAGTTTAACAAAAGTATAGGAGATACAACAATGAAAGAACTTACAAAAGCACAGCAATTCATCGAAATTGCTAAGTGGGTCAAATCCCAGAATCCGCTATTCACTAAGCACTTTAAGAGCATGAATAGTATTATCAGAGTTTACAAGGTTCTTCCTGTCGATTACGACAAGACGAAAAGTGTAAAGGAGTACATTCGTAAGAACAAGGGCAGGCAGGGTGCTGACAAACTCGCTCTCATTATCAACGCAGAGTTTGGCTTCCGCTACTTCGAGGACGCTACCAAGAGGTATAGACTCAGTTTCGGTCTCAGCCGCTATACCTATCGTAGTGGCAAGGAGCAGATAGAGGTCTATTGCGACCGTTACGACCGATGCAATGTCCACGACAACTACAAGCCAATGGAGTATGGCAGGATGACTGTTAGTATCAAAACCCTTGGTGACGCGAAGCGTGCCGCAGAGCATCTTCTTACCTCTGCTAAAGAACGCCTTGCCGATGACTACGAAGTAACCTACGGCGACAAGCTAAAGGCAGCGATGAAAGAGAGCGCACCTACAGACGAGGTGCTTACGGAAGGTATAGAGGTAAGAATCTAAACATATAAAATATGTGCTATATGGAACACAGCCTTTTTTAGAAAGTATTAAAAAACGCAGAATAGTTATGAAAGAAAATGAAGCAAAACGGCACAGTCCACAGGACGATATGCCACAGGAGCGGGTCTTGCACTATATTGTAAAAGACTACCGTCGTATGTTTAATATGACACAGGAATATAAGCCGCGTATTCAAAAATATCGGGAAAAGATACGAGAGCTTGTGCTACTGCTTCGCAAAAAGCAAGTAGAAGCCTTGCCAGACAAAACACTTGCTGACTTGGTAAACAAGGCAGAAAAGCTGCGGAAAGAAAACGAAGAGCTTAAAGCAGAGAATCAACGGCTCAAAGAAACAATTAGTCTATTAACAGGTATAGAATGAAAAAGTTGATACTTAGCAAGCATGAAGCGGAGTTGCTGGAAAAAGCTATCCGTTATATGATAAGCAACTTACAATACGAACGGCATCAGGCACGGGAGCATGGTTGCAACGTTGCAAACTATGACGCAGAGATTGAAGAGTACAGACAGTTTAAAGAAAAAATTTAAGATGCAAGGACAGACAAAGATTCAGATTAGCGAGATACCGCCTCGCAAGCTAACCAAGCTCTCAGATGGGTACGAAGTCGTTAGTAACGACGGCACAATAAAGATAGTGCTACGACACGTTACCGTTATGGACGGTAGCATGGAAAGCGGATTCTATTCTTCGATATTGTGGGTAAAGGAAGATAACGGCTGGGTAAAAGGCGACGCTTCCAAGAACTACAAGTCAAAGGAAGAGTTTATAAATTCTCTTAATGAGGCGGAAGAATTTACGCAAGCAATGCGAGAATACAGGGCAAGTAAAGAATAAGATTATGATAGGAAAAAAGATAATACACAACGGAGAAACGTATTATTCTCCCGATATTTTGGTCGATGGCTATATCTACAAAGATGAAGATGCGTTTAAAAACCGACCTAATGAGGTTTGCTATATACCCGAATATTCTTTTAATGACGTTGAACCCATAAATATTAACGGAGAGGATTTCTATCTTGCCGATGCGCTGGATACGTTTACGCGCAACGATTTAGAAAAACTATTACAAGGAGAAACCGACGAATACGGCGACGCTATCGACATAGAGAGTTTCTTTTCTTCGTTAGAATGGGCTTATCCCGAAACATATCTTTTAGAATTAGTATAAGTTTAACATCAAATCAACAATGAGTATGACACAAGAAGAACAAAGAGAGCAGTCAGTCCAGATTATAACGGACATGCTGAGACACAACCCATTCACATTTGAGTTCAAGGTAAAGAAAAAGCCGAAAGGCATTAAGGTTATCTATGAGGTAACGCAAGAAGAGATGGATGCTTTAATGGACAGTAAGACTAACGAAAAAACAGAGTAAGCTATGACAAGGAAAGAAATGCTACAAAGCATCTTAGACGAATACAATAGTCGTAGGTGCGTTCAAATTGAACTTGTGTACGAGAATGGACAGCGTGCTGGTATCGGAAACAAGGAAGCTATTTCCGTTGCGTTAGAAGCACTTAAAAGCGAGTTAAAACGTCAAATTGAAATGCTATGACACAGAAAGAAAAATTACAAAAAGCGCACATAATGGCGCACCAGATTAAAAGTGTCGCAGCCAGTTTGCGACAGGACGCAAGGGATTTCGATTGTAAATTCCCTATCTCTCACGCAAAAAGATTAGAAGAAATAGCAGACGATTTTTTAAAAGCAAAGTAATTATGGCAAAGTTTATTATTGAAGTTAGCGACAGCTACATTCGCGAACGGGCAGACGTAAACAACTTGGTCGCCTTCTCAAAGCAAGAGGATGTCAAATTTCCGAGATTAATGGTAGACCTTATCTCTTTTTCGTCATTAGAGAGAAAGATAGACGAAGGCGTTAATGAGTTCGTTATCTCTTCGGATAACTTAGACGAAAAGGTAAGAAAGTTATTCAATGATACTCTTACCCAAGTGGCATCGTTGGCACTTATTACCGCAAAAGAGAAGCAGGAGGAATAATCTATGGACGCACAGGTTAAGTATGCCCAGCAAGAGATTATGAAAGCGGGCAAAGAACTCAGTAGCGCAAAGATGCGCCTCGAAGGAACGAAGTACGAAGCAGATGCGCAGCATGCTTGGGACGCTTTACAGAAGCTTAACGATAAGCTGGTAAAGGATATTAGAAAAGGATAATAATGTATGGTGCGGACGTATAGCGATACGTCGGAATTTGTTCATAAAAGCATCATAATAAGGTTGTATCTCTATTTTGTAGAGGGGTGGCACGTTGTTCGTGAGAATAGCGTGCTATTTTTCTTAAATAGCTTTAAAATTATTAGTTTTCTCTAAAATACTATTAAATTACTATTATTTTTGTATTATATTTGAGATATTATTATTAATTTTGGAGCAAGAAATAACAAAAAATAGGAGATACAACAATGAAAACAATGACAACATCAGAGGTAGCAGCAATGATAATGGCAATGTTTCCGCCAACAAGCAAATACCTAAGCAATCAGACCTGCGTATATGGCGAAGACGGAAATTCCGTTGTCCATGTACAGGAAAACGAAAGCGGCAACTCAAAGGTTAGCGTTAAGCCTTACGCATGGATTCCTTACGGAAGGCTTAAAGCAGCAGATAAGCACGCAGCCGTTGAGGTAATTAAAAACCTTAAAGTCGATAAAGTTACGCAGACGCTGGTATTCCATACAGGTGAGAAGCAAGTAAGTGTTTCCTATTTTGTAGCTGGCGCGTTTGAAAAGTATTACCCCAAGAAGGCGTATTTAGTTAAAGAATATACAATAGAACCATTTAATTACTAAACAATAGGAGATACGTTTATGTTACAGTCGGAATTTTACGAAAGAACGCATATTACCCTCACAGGAGAGGAATACGCAGAGGTAGAAATGCTTTACAACGCCGTAAAGATGAATAAGGACGAGTTTTGCAAGCACTGGGTGGCAGAAAAGGAGAATCCGCTTTTTAAAGAGTTGGCAGACGCATACCGCAACGAGTTCGACAAGCATCTTAGCGACGTTAGACAACTCACAGATAAGCTTAACTCCTTAAAGGAAGAATTTAACGCTTACAAAAAGCAAGCAACAAAGGCGTACAATACGCTATCCGAAACGGCAACAAAAAATCATATCGATTTCGCAAAACGTATCGTTCGTTCCAATGCGCAAGACGAGCGCGAATTGCTGATACAGGACGTTATCGAAGAAGAGTTTGGATTTGACTTTATTATTAAGACCAAGTTTGAGGCTGGTTTAACTTTGTCTAACGACGAAATAGCATACATGGTGGGTAAGTTATAAGCTCGCCATGTATTTCGCGGTTATACGCAAAATAAATATGGTTTAACGCAATTATACGATACAACAATGAAAAAAGATTATTTAATTTATCACAATCACGGCGACTATGATACAGTCTGTTGTTCCGCAAAGTCAATGGAAACGGCAAAGAAGTTGTTTAAGGAGTACGTTAAATGGGCTTGCTGGAATTATGGTACTGAGGTATTGTATCAGACAGAAGTTAGCGTAACATTTAAGAATAAAATGTCCGCTCGTATCTCTGATGTATGGCAGATAAGTACAAAAAAAGAGTTATGGTCAATAGGTTTTAGTTTATAATATTTACAGCAATGGTATCAACAGAAAAGGATTTTAAGGTTTTAGCAGACCTTTATAGCGAATTAGTAAAAAAGACGTTGCAACTTCACAACGTAAAGGAAATGCGGTGTGTCGCCACCAAAGAGCATTTCTTTGACCGCATAGTAATAACAGATGACGGGCGCATGGAGGTTTGCAAGTACAACCTCAGTAAGCCCTTTGAATGGTTGTCTTATGACTTTACAGTGGATTTTTCGCAGTGCTTGGTAAACATAGAACACGACCTATTCCTTGCTCAGCGAAAAGGCAAGCCCGAACGCGGAATGATATTTACGTTTAACGATAAGAAATAACGCTATGGCAAAGAACAATGAAGTAACCAATTTTATGTACTACTTATACAATAAGTGGAACATATACGAAGCAAAGCGGCTCTTTGGCTTAGACCTCGGTGCGCACATTTGGAAAAAGTATCTCGAGTGTGGTTCGGCAGTGCTTTACTGGTACGGAGAGCTGGATAGTGAGTGTAAGCAAAAGCTCGTAGATAGAGCAAATGAGATTTATAACAAGTAATGTCTAACAATTTAATTTTTACCTACAATGAACGAAGGACTTTTTTTTAGGAACGGTGGCATTAAAAGAATGCCAGTAACGGACAACGAGGCTACGGGCGCAGCCCCAGCAAGTAACGAACAATTAAAGAAGTGCCAAGCATGCGGACGCTTGCTACCGAGAGAAGACTTCTTTAAGCATAACAAGTCGGAAGACGGGCTAATGTGCGAGTGCAAGGAATGTGTACGGCGGAGGCATGAGGCTAAAAAAAATGTTAGTCGCAACCCACTGGCGCAATTCACGGCACGCCAGTTAATGGACGAGCTAAGCCGACGCGGCTACAAAGGAGAGCTAACCTATACCGAAGTAAAGGTTCATAAAATGAAATTAGGAGAAATGTAATATGACAGTATCAGAACAAAGATTCTTGGAGCGCGTGCCAAGCAGCCTAAACAGCATAGACCGCAGCTTGGAGAAGATTAGCAATAATCTCGAGAAACTAACGGAACTGGTCGTTAGGTTATACGGCAGCGACGAAGATAATGTGTAAAATAAAAGGGCGGTGCGCAACCGCGTACTGCCCTTAGTTTAACAATACCTCTTACGCCTTTCACAAGGCAAGAGATACAACAATGAGTTGCAAAAGTATGCAAATTTTTTGGAAATTACAAATTTTATCCGTATTTTTGCGGAAAATTAACGTAATAGTATGGAGAAGAAGGAGTTAATCGGTTTGTTCAAGTACTATAAGGGCGAAAAAGAGAACCCTTATAAGAATGCCCATGACAAGGGTTGGTTTTGGGAAGGAGAGCGTATGTTTCTCGAATCGGAACAATCTTTTGACGATTGGGCTGACGAGATTACTACAACTGAAAAGGAGGTAAAAGGAAAGGCAAAGCAGTTCTTTTCAAAACTCTCTGAAAAGCAGAAAGCAATCGTTCTCTATATCAACAACCTTATTATAAAGTGGTGTCCGATGGAGGATGCGGACTTTATCTTTAATTACTAATACTTAACTACTTCTCCAAATCTTTCATACCATAACTCAATACCTTTTTCTTTTAGCTTATCGATAAGCTCTTTTGAAATCCAATCTTCTGGGTTACTCTTAAATGTAAGGCTTTCTACACAATCAATATCCAGTTTTCCGTGATATTGCAATTCTATATAACTTGTATGATGGTTTGTATTTCTCTGCCACTTATAGACGCTATTCCAGTCATTATCTTCAGCAAGTATCTTTATTCGGGATGAATCTCTTACGTCAAAGCTCTCTACTCTCGGGTCAGTGACAAGTGATGGCTGATAGTATTCTCCGTATGTGCTCAGACTATCATTATAAGTCCAAGTGGCAAGAACCTTATCTTTCTTGAATCGTACTTGAACGTCGCCGTAATGTGTTAGGTTGTGATTAAGTGCGTCATATTTGTTTCTATCCAATAGGTGACCGTATTTCTCATATTCAGAGCGTGCAAGTTGTTTTGCCGCATAATCATCCATAGTAGACGGCAAGAACATACGGTGAGCCATTCTTAGGCGGTCATGACCTGCTTCTATTCTTCCTGCTGTCTTTGAAGAACCGATATATCCTTTTGACGTACCACTCTGGAAGGTGTTGTAGAATCCATTCTTATAGACTGATTCAAGTAAGTTATGGCTTATGTCCATTCCAAGGTCGTTATCATCAAAGAACTTCTTCATCAGCATATTAATCTCCTGCTCCTTTGCTTTCAGAGTAGCATTAACATACTGATACTGCTTGATAGCGTCTTCCAGTTCTGTCAAAGTCTTAGGCAGCTTATCTCCGTAAACCGCTTTAAGGTCATCGATGGTGATACGCTTACCGTACATTGCTTCCATCTTTTTGCGGTATTCTTCTGCGGCTATCTTGGCTTTCTTTTCGGCATTACGCTTTGCCATAGCATCCAAGTGCTTAATTCGTTTTTCTGCTTCTTTAATAAGGTCGTCTACGCGAGCATCTACACCATAGGTTTGTAAGTTATACATAATGCTTTCGTAGGCTGTACGGATTACAGGAGATTTTGATGTTTTTAGATATTCTTCTATCTTTGCTATACGGTCAAATTTATCTTTATATTTTTCCAAGCCTCTAAGTTTTTCTTGCATCGTAGCAATATCTCCGTACCATTCGTTACCTTTAAGAACAGTTTCCACGCCATACTTAGTAAGGTTTCTTTCTATGGCAAGTATCTCGTTACGCACCTTGTCAAAATTACGCATAGCTTCCAAACGGACAGCTTCTCTCTCATAATATGCAGCAACCTCTTTAACCGTTGCAAAACTACGATTCTTAACAACCCAATCGGCTTCATATCTCAGAGCTTTTATCTTTGCATCTATATCTCCTGTTACCTTGCTGTCTATGGTGCGCTTTACGTTGGTATAGAGAGCATCTATCGCTTCGTCACCATACTTCTTTCGCATAACGCTGTCAAGCAACATATTCGGAGTAATGCTGCGCTCATATTTTAACCGAGGACGGAGTGCATCGACAATTGATTCTATCCTTGTGTAATCTCTGCTGTCTACGGCATCTTTCAGTCCGAATATCTGTAGTTCGGGGAAGTCCTTGATATTATCCAAGAATGCCCTACCGCGAGTAAGTGTTTCATTGTTCTTGCGACGCTCGTTCCAACGACGCTGTATGTCGGCACGCTCCTCTTCGGTCTTAATGCGTTTGGTACGCTGCGAAGCATAGCCCATTTGAGATAATTCCTCTCTACTAAATTGCCCTTGCCAGTATTTCTTATTCTCTTGCCATATATAACCCAATTTTCCGCGTTCTCCAGCACGAATAAATTGGTCGCGGTTGTCGTCTATCCACTGCTTTGCGGTATCGGGAATATTTTTTACGGCATTAGGCGAAACGTAGTTAGACATATCTTCGCCAGCAGCCAAACGACGATAGAACTCCTTTTTTTCCTCTCCCTGTATGGTAATAGGATTGCTCATGCAAAGGCACTGCGGATGCCAGCCCGTAAAGACAAAATCCTTTGGGTAGTGTCCTTTTGGGTCTTCGAAGTTTTCTCCCGAAAGGAAATCGCACATATCTTCCTCTGGGTGTTGCGGAGAAAGTTCAATAGCAATACCAATGACAAACGGCTCCATCTGCCAGCGTTCGGAATTGGCACGATGATACGCTCCATTAATCTCCGTCCGCATAAGTCGGTTGGCATTTTTGCGAGAGCTGCGATAATGACCCATGCCGACCTGTTCCAACGGCTCTTCCACAAAACGCACCTTGCCGCTCTCGTCCACTACGCGCCTACGCCATTTGACAACATCTTTCTTATTGCCGTTTGCATCAACAACGGTACGATGATAGCGACGGTACATCATATCGGGGTTATTCAGATATTCGCGTACCATACGACCCAATTCCTCTGCCGATGTACCTTTTTTAAGTCCATCAGAGATAACATTTGACACGGCAACCTCGAACTCAGACTTACTTTGCTGGGCATAGTTCCAAACGAGCTGTGAGAGGCTTAATCCTTTTGCCGTTCTCATTCGACTGCGTATAAACGTTTCTGCCGCGATATTTCTTGCATGGCTTATCGCTTTATCGGAAAGCACGGAAAACCCCGTTAAAAGCGCTTTATCGTGCGAATATGCGAGTGCTACGCCATCGGTTATGCCTGCTTTATACGCTAAAACGTCTTTTTGAACGTAATCTGAGAAGATTCTGTTAAGTTCTTGTTGAAGTTCGGGATAGTTTGAGAAACCAAACAATGCGTCGGTTTTTAGCAACGTTTCCACGCCAACGCCTGCATCGTGAGCAAGGTCGGTTAGCTTATTGATAAAATTATCATAAAGCCGTTCAATACGTCTGCTATACGAACCGAACAGCGCATGTAACTGTCTGCGTTTCTCTACTAAGCCTGCCATAGCGTTTTATTCTCTTCTAACCATTTTTTATCTCGTTCGGAATCCTCTATCCAACTGCCGTGCCACATGTGCTTAATATATTGCATAATATCAATTTTGCAATAAGGCAGATGCTTTTCTTCTATCTCCTTGTAAAACCATGCACCCGTATCAAAGTGGTTGTTTGGCTCTTTGCTTGTTAAATTCCACATAAATTTGCTGTTAAAGAACCGCACACCGCGTTCTTTGAGCATTGGTGGGTTAAGATAACATAGCACGGGTAAAACACGTTTTACGGGAAAACCAGCATACATTGTATCTTCCGCTATTGTTCCAGCAAAAGCATACTTTTCGTTAAAGAATGTACTTATGCCCTTGCAAAACAATATATCTGAATCCATAAGCACAAAAGGCTCGTTGAAATAATCTATTAGCCATTGAATGGAATAAGAATGTTTTGCCGAACCGTAGTCATTACTTGTCTTTGTGCGGTCTGGGTATTCCGCTATCATTTTCTTAAAGTCAATGAGCTGCCCTTTGGTATTATCCAGCACCTCTACGCCCGTCATCTTTTGAGTAAACGGCTCTTTGTCGCTGTTATCGAGAATATAGACGCGGTAGCCAGGTGCATTCTTTCGCATAGAAAGGATAGCTTTCTCCAACAGGTCGGGAGTGTTGTAATGGACTGTAACAACTTTTTGATTCTTCTCAAACGGAACGAGATTAACGAATATCCACGCGGAAATCAATCTCTCCGCAAGAAAAGACAATATCCTTGTCTGATAGTCGGTACGCGGATTCTCGCCAAAGTCGCGGACAGCCTTCTTTCTCCACTCCTGTACGTTGGTATTGGATATTCCGCACATAGCAGCAAAATCATCAAGCAACGGGAAAAGGAACTCGCACATCTTTACAAAATCTTCCCAACGCATGATAAAGCAGCAGTTTGAAATGAGATAATGGCTCTCGCGAAGGTTTTTGGTATAAGGATTGCCAACTCCGTACCTATTATCCAAGCAATGCAGCATCATATCTATATCTTCCCGCCTATGACAGCGTGCGTACTGGTTGTAGACGCTCTCAAACAAAAAGTCCATTATCTTATAAACGATGCACTCTCCTTTTGCGGGCAGTTCCTCGGTATTCATGCGACGGCGATAATGCTCAAAGCCTATATACTTGCTTTTTATCTTATTCTGCCATACATACCACATCGTCACCATCTCCGAATAGACTGGGTTCATGTGGTTGATGTTCACACCTTCCACCTCTTTGTGGGTTGGGAAGAGAACGTGAGTAGCATCCTCTTTGAGGTTATACTGCTCTATTTGCTCGTCCTTGTGATAGGAAATCCAAATCTTCTGTGTCATACGCTATTTCCCTAATGTCTTATTTTCTTTATAATCTGTAAAGCAACTTCCCTGCTGTAAGGCTTCGTTATGTTAGGATAGCTTGCTCCATATTCCGCAATCATTGCTTCTTTACGTTTTGATGCATTCACTTTTGCGCCCCAACCATACTTATGAGCAACAGCCGCTTTCTGGTCATCCTCCCACGCTAACCCGTTTCCAAACATATTTCGGGCGATATTTTTGGCATCATTCATCTTTATTCCTGCTCTCTTTACAAGAATATTCGCCATTCCACTTAACCCGTGATTGTTCGAATCAGCTATATCCTTAAAGAGCGTATTTTTGCTTACTCCAAGTGCTTTACTTATTTCTTCAACACTTCTTATTCCATAATCATATCCTGTTTTCTTAAACGTAATCGTAGAAGGGAGTTTAATGCCAAGAGATTTTGCAAATGAGGGAAGAAGAACTCTAGTACGAATTTCATTCATTACTTCCATAGCTTTTGTCTGTGGGTCGTAGTCATTGAAGCCTGCGATTTGACTAATTTTCTTATTAAGGTCTGCGTCCGCGTGATTAACCTCGTGAAAAAGTACAGCAAGTTCTGATACATCTTCATCATTTCCTACGCCCTTGCGAAGTCTTTCAATAGCGTCTAAAAGTTCTGGCTTAACATTTATAACTCCGTTTCCATACGAAGCCATAGCAAGACTATTATATGGGTTAGGATTATCTGTTACGTTGAGTTTTGCACCTTTAAGCGCACTACTTAAAGGCGAACTGCCGACATACTTTGTTGTTCCACTGCCCTTTGCCATATTATTTCTTTTTTCTATTATATTTGTATTCCGCGCAAACTTCCGCAATAGTACGCCCTGCGTTCTTCTGACTGCGAGTAAAGTTCACAAGGCATTTACCAAACTCTTCCGAATATTGCACCGCGTCACTTTTAAACGCCTGCGAACGCTGGCAACCACCCCATATTTTGTGATTACGAAGGAACTCCGTACCACAGCATTCAGCACCACAGCCATAACGGCTATCAATGAGATTATCAGCATTAAAGAACTTTATGCCGTATTTCTTTGCAAGGTCAGTGTACGTTTGCAACATTTCGCGCTTTCTTACCTCGCTATAAACGCGGTCACCACCTTCGATAGTACCCCACTTCTTAAAGTATGCAATAATATCGAAATCGAACACATCGCCAATCTTGCGGAACACCAGTTTTTCTTTTTCCGACATACAGACGCGCAGTTTCAGACCTTCCGTTTGGAAACCCCATACACCATATTCTTTGAGGGTATAAATAAACCTTTCCGCTACTTCCATAGAATAAGGCAGGATAAACGGCTGTATGCGAACGGTAATCTTAAAGCCCATATCCGACAGCTTTTTTATAGCTTCAAACCGCCTTGTGGGAGATATTGCACCGCGTTCTATTAGACGCGCTACACTATCGTCACAAAATGAGCAACTAACATTTAAAGCAATATTTGCACCAACAAAATCCTCTGCGTAAGAAAGAAAGACTTCTGGGTTCTTAGTGGATATTTGCACGGGGTAGTCATACTGCTGGAACACCTTTAAGCAGTCATAGGTAATACGCTCCTTTTCTTCAATCACAGGAAATGGGTCTGCCGTAGCACCAATCTTTACGGGAATACGCTCTTTAAAAGCGACGGTTTCCGCCTTTGTATAGTCGTAGTCCATAGCGTTTACCTTGTCTATCCAACGTTGCAGTCCTTTTGCGGAATTACCCTCTAACCACGATTGCTTGCGCTTCTTTTCGTCGGCATTTCTGCGAGTAAATTCGATAAAGTCCCTTGCGAAGCAGAATAAGCAACCATACTGGCAGCCTCGGTAGGTGTCAAAATGGAATGGTACGGGACAGACGCAGAATTGCGTAGTGACGCTCGGATGCCAAAATTTCCGTGGAATCTGTGAATCATTCTTTTCTTTCATAACGTTTGGTTTTTAAAAAGAAAGCGCACCCGATTTAAGGTTTTAGGGTCAGGTACGCTTTCCGAACTACAGATAAGATGTTTGATTATTTTTCTTCTTCCACGCTACTACTGCTTTCGCCCACACTCATAGCCTTTTGCGCCATTTGTAAGGCTTCTTCCTCTTCCTGCTTAATCTCTTCTTCCACCTGTGCAGCATCATCGTTTAAAGGGTTCAATTCAATAGCCCTACGACGCGATGTTGTCTGCTTGCCACCGACGGACTTGGTAATAAGCTCCAATTCCTCTACTTCGTTCTTTGGCATGTAAGGCGTAAAGATTGGTTCAAAGTCCGTTTCGTCGGCAACAGACATAGGAATACCTTTATCAATAATACCTGTATTACAGATGCCATTTGCAACAATATTGCTACGACGGGTAAACATCTCTCCGAACAGCTCCGTCTTTACCTGTGCGTTCATGTGCGGGTCGGTAAACATCAAGCGGATTGCCGCACCACTGGTATTATTACCAACTTCTTTCATCTTTTCAAAGGAAATGTCGGCGGAATGGGTATAAGAGTAAATCATGGAGAAAAGATTTGCAAGCTCTCCCGTTACGCTGGCAGGAGAGTTGTCCCATGACAGCATGTGCATATCGGTGTCTTTCTCGCCTTGGAATACACTACCTTGCTCTCCTTTTTCGGCAAAACCTTTAAGCGTACCTTTGACAAAGTATTTGGGAACACCGAAATAGTCGTTGGTATCACCCCAGTTAGAGGTCAAATCCTCGGCACGTTCAATCTCGGGTTGCACGTCGTCCCACTCCGTGAACTCCTGTCGGTAATAAACAATAGGAATCTTTGTAAAGCCATGCACCTTTGGAGAACCTACTGGCTCCCAGCCTTTGCCCGTATCAACAAAACGATAAACAAAACGGTCTGTATAGACATCGAAGTGCTGTTCTGTGTTGCCCTCTTCGTCGTATATCTTATAGCGGCGGGCAAAGCCGTCCATGTTGTCGTAGTCGTTAAAATGCGGATAAAGCATATCTCCGAGAATCGGTGCAAGTAGCTTAACGCGCATCTTTCCTTCCGTGTTTACCGTTCCGTCGGCGTTGGTTTCCATGTACCATAATTCCGCTGCTTCACGCTGACGGAACACCATACGAGCGAGTTTCTTGTCGAAATAGCGCATCTTATTGTGGTGGTAGACCTTCTTTACGGCATTAAAAAGCCTCTGCTGGTTATTGGAAGCTTTTTTAACCTCTATACCGTTCTGCGTGGTCTTATAATCGACAGGAATACCAAAAAGGAATCCCACGGCACGCTCTACAATATTCTTTTGAACGGGAATAGCAATGCGAACACGCTCGACTTTCTTGGTTTTGTAGATAACCTTGCCAGTCTGTGGGTCTTTTTTGTCTGTCGGCACTTGTACGGATTTCCTCGGGCGGTACTTTTCATCAAAAACCTTGTGCTTGGTGGGGTCGTACTCCGCCTCTATCTGTTCCAACGACTTTGAGAAAGGCTTTTTCCTTGCGGTAAGCTGCTTGTACACCTTGTCGCCATCTCCCGTATTGACTATTTCATTGATATTTTTCATATATTTTATGTGATTTTATGGCAAAATTAGGCGATTTTACGTTGTTTTATGCGGAATACCGAAAGTGGCAATAAACAAGTTACATTAGGCTTGAAAATAGTTCGGATTCATGGTTAAAATGCTCGCGTTTTTTCTCATAACGTGACACGGAGCTGCTGCCATCCTCTTCTTCGCCGTTTTTATCGAAGTTGTACGAAGGGATAGAACGGTTTAAAAGTATGATATTGATGTATGAGCGATTAAATACGACCTCTTCGTAACTCATACGAAAATATTTCATTATTCCTCCGACTGTTGCCCACGGACTGTCGTTTGCTTCGGCTCGGTCATCGGCTTCGTCTGGTGTAGGAAAATGATAGAGGTCAAGAAAAAATTTGCCGTGTAGGCATTTGTTATAACGTCCATTACCTTTTGGAACTTGCCGACGGTAAGGCGTTTGAGGATATAACGACGGAACAGGCGACGCTTCCAACGACGGCGATAGGCAGCAACAAGGAAGACCTCTTGCATTAATGGTGCGTTCTTATATTTCGCAAGCATTTCTGCCGTAACATTCAGCTTACTGCGTAGGTCGAGGTTTTTGCTATCCAAATCATTAATATATTCTCCCATTTCATATATCTGCCCAAGTGTCAAAGGGCGCAAACGGATAGGTAGCAAACCAACGAAAATCCAATAGGAGCGTTCTGTGAGTACGTCGGCAGTTTTTCTCTTTTCTGAACTTTTCATCTTAGTTTTTTGTTTTGGTTACAATAATCGGGATGATAACACGGAAGTTACCACCCCGAATATGATTAGCGTTTCCAGTTCCCTTAGCTCTGGCTGTTCTCAGTCAGCTTCCAACGGTGTCCGCTAATAGCGTTGCCGCTTGCGTCGTTGTTCTGCTGCTCCTTGAACGTAAGGTGCAGGTTGGGGAAACCACTCTTACCGAGAGTACCAGCACGGGTAACCTTGATAAGCATACGAGCCCACTGGAAGGTCTTTGACGGGAACTCGTCAAAAGCCTTAGTGACTACCTGTACAGCCTTAATAAGGTCGTTACCTTTGGCAGGAGCTACGTTCCAACCGTCAGCGGTGGTAAAGCCCATGAGTGCCTGATAAGCCTCGGCAGACAGGTCGTAGGTGTCCATTGTAAAGCCCTTCGTTGCTGCGCTACTCTGGAGAGAAGCGTAGATGTCGTCGCTGTCCTCAACTTCGATATCGTTGTCCGAAGACTCCGAATCGTTGAACTGGAAGCTGTCCTTTACAATAGCCTTGAACGAGAACGTGCCGTCGCCAGTCCACGATGCGGGGTACGCACCATTCTGCCCAGGGGCGGCAATCGTTACGGTAGAAATACCATAAGCTGCTGTTTTCATATCTCTTTCTTATTTTAAATTATTAAAATTCGCTTTTAACTGAATATTAACGTAGAACGTTCCGTCATCGTCGGGAGTAGGAAGGCTGTGGCTATAAAAAGAGAAATATGCTCCGTCGAGTTGCACACCTTGCGAATCCTCGGTAGGACTAACAAAGAAATGCTCCTTAATAGGATTCCATAATTCGTAGAGGCGAGAAGTGTCTGGCTCGTTGGTCGTAAGGCGCGGAACATGGACGTTGATATTTACAATACCTTCGCCGATTTCGTTGCCATAGACAAACGGAAGGTGGTTTACCGCGATATACTCTCCTTCGTACTTTTCACGGCGGACATACTTAAAAATACGCCCAGTGAATTGTGGGAGTGCAAGCGTGCTAAGCTCTCGTATCACGGCAACAACCGCTTTTTCGCCATCCATAATCATACCTTACTGTATCTCTTCAATAGTTTCTTGCAAAATCTTTCTCATTTCGTCGCGTAAGAAATACTTTGTTAAGTGCAACACGTTGTAACCTCGGTGCTCTACATACGCTCCGTATTCCATACCTGCCACAACGACCAGCGAATAGCCCTTTGGTCTAACAACACCTTCCTCTTCGCAAAACTGCTCCAAGTTACTTTGTACGCCTTGATGCCCTTTGGGGGCTTCTTCGGGCTTTGGAATATCGCCTATCTGCTGTGTTACCAGCTCGCCGTCATAGAATAGCGCGTAAGAGATTGAATTTTTTAAGTTCGCTGTCCTATCCTTATAACCTTTATTATGCTTTGCGTGACTTACCGCTTCCTCTGCGAGTTGTCGAATCTTCATGTCAAGGACTTTTATTATTGCTTCTTTTCGCTCTAAGAGTTTCCGTTGCAACTCTTCCAGCCCTTTAACCTTAAGTTCGACCTTTACACCCATATCTTCAAGTAGCGTTTTTTGTAAGTTACAAAGCCTTTGACTTCCATTATCTTGTCAATCGTGCCGTCTGCCTTAATAAAGCGAACGCGGTCACCCTCTTTTGGGAGAATGTCGTAAAGTTCGTTCTTTAATGGTGCAATAATGTAGAACGAGTAGATATACTCCTGTCCGTCGTTAAGGCGAATCTTTTGCGCTGCGGAGTTAAACGAAATAAAGCATTTGGAAAAATCCACCCACTCTTCCGTAGGTTCAACGGGATTGTAGTTCTCGTCGTAACCACCGTCCGTTACTTGCAGCACCTTTAGAGTATCTTCCCACTTCATACCTCTTGCTTACCAGCATTTGACACTTGTAAGATTGTAGTTGTCATCCTCAGCACCGACAAGTGAAGGTGACAAATCAGCAGAAGCGGCAATAGCGGCAATCTCCTTGTCGAACTTGGAAGTGTCCCAAGTGTTGCTTATTACATCAACCTTTTCAACCTGTAAATCCCGCAATGCAGCGAGGATAAACATAGCGGAAAGAGCCACTGGACGTTTCATATCTACGGTGTAGGTATTGTCGATGTTGCCTTGCACGCCAAAGTGGTCGCAGCTGTCGATAAAATGCTTTTCCAGCACATTATCTTCAACGGAGTGCGACGGCATCATAGCGGCTATTGCTTCGCGATTTGTCATACTTCAACTTATCTTGCTGTGGTTTATAATAAGGTTATATCCTCCGACTATTTAGGCATCCTTCTCGTCCGTCTTAAGGATGAAGTAGTTGTTGATGCCAGTGAACACAGGCTGCGCCCACATATCATAGTCGGTATGACGACCAGTCTTGTCGCGCCAGTAGCCCACGAGGTTGTCATCGTGAGTTGAATAGGTCTTGCCATCCAGCGGGTCGATGCGCTCCAACGGGTCAGCAATCTTCATTACTGCTACGTTCTGTGCGCACTGGAAGACAACGCGGCTGTCTGCCGTCATGTTCAGAGAGGTGCCGTTAGGCAGTTCCACGAAGCGGTTCGGCTCTACAACGATAGTAGGCAGACCAACAGCCTGGAAGTAGGTGTTGATATTGTCAACGCTCAACAGGGGTACTGTGGCATCAACCTTAACACGACCGAGGTCGAGTTTGAACACCGACTTAATCTGATTGGTCTTGCACATCTGAGCAAACGTAGTCTTAGACATACGGATGCGAAGAACGTTGCGACCCTTGCTCTCTGCGTACTCTACGACGCGCTGAATGTCGTCGATAGGAGTTGCACTTGAGGGAGTGTCCCATGTTGCACTGGTGCTCTTGCACTTAAACTGGGTTACATCGAGGGTAAATGTGTAAGACACATTAGCCTTAATGTTGTTAGTGCGAGAAACGGTCTGAGTACCCTTGAACAAGCCCTCGAAGTACAGCATATCCAAACGCTTGTGAGGTGCAATCACGGCACGCTCGAAAGGACGGAAAGCGTACTTAATCAGCTTGTCGTACTCGTCGCGGTTCTGAGCCTCGGTGTAGTTGGGAACGCGGCTACGATAGCGACCCTCTAAGTAGTACAACTGCTCGAGGTAGTCGTTATCCAGCTCCCACTGGTCGCCGTAGTGACCGATAGAGCCAAACAGCTCGTTGAAGTCGGGCAACTGGTGCACGGGCTTCTCACCATTCTTGGAGATTACCGAACCAGCGATAGCAGCACCATACTCTGCGAGAGAGGCTTTATACTGCTTCGAAGGCTCATAGTCAATCTGCGAAATTTCGTCTTTCCACAGAGCCTTAAAGGTTGTGGTTTTCATGTTCTCGTCCACAAAAGCTTGGAAGCTCTTGGGGTTCTGAATGTCTTTTAAGATGCTATTCATAGTCTAAGTCCTCCTAAACTTTACTGAATTTTGAACTGATGGAGAGGTCCGAGCCACTGCTTCATCGTTGCGTTGATGGGCTGAGGCAGAGAATCCTCTTCGATTTCGAAGGCTTGCAACGTTGCGGTAACCTGTGGGAAGTCGTTCTCGAGCAAGTCGTTTGTCTCGTAGGCAAAGCCAAGAATAATAGAGCCGCTTGTAGCGGTGGTAACAACGTCGTCCTTTGACACTGCGCTTGCCAGTGCAGCAACCGTCAGCGTAGACACACCGTCCTCGGTGCTGATAGCCGAAATGGCTGAACCAGCGAGAACGTCGCCTACCTTAATCAGAGGATTCTCAACGATTTTCAGAGTGGTTGCGTTAGCAGCAGCGTCTTCGTAGACCTTTGCGCTCTTTACAACCTTTGCCTTGCCTGTTTCGGCAATGAGTTCCAAGAGAGTACCCTTCGGAATCCAACGGGTGCCAGCAGGCAGGTTAGTGATGTCGAGGTCGTAGCCGCCTTGACGGCGAATACAAGTCTCTTCCCACCAAAGGGCTTCCTTAATGCTTTTAGGCATGCCCTTGTGCAAATACATACCGTTTTTTGTAGACATACTTTTTTATTTTTTTGTTTGTACAGACAGTTTAACTCTGCGCGGGCTGTTCTACGACAGCGTTACGCTTACCAAAATCTTCCATCCGCTTAACAAAGTCGTCTGCGTCACTTTCTGGAGAGGGTGATGCTGGTGCTTCGACAAACTGACCAGAGGAAACCAGTTCCTGTTTAAAGGCGGTGTAATCCGATTCAATCTGTGCCGCAAGAGTATCAAGGTTCTCTTCTTTATCAAGCTGATACTTATCACGGAACACTTTGGGGATAGACTTTAGTTTGTCGTGGTTTTGCAAAAGTCCAGCAAGGCGCGTCTTTTCCTGTTGCTCGAGGAATGGCGCGGTAGCCTGCTTTACCGCATCAGCAATAGCTTTCTGATTATCGGCATTTGCCTGCTGAATCATCTGCTGTACCTGTTCCACTGTCAGCGTGCCTGTGGGAGGTGCTGGCGGAGTAGGAGGCGCAG